CACCAAGGGCTGCTGATATTGCGGCATCTTTTAAACTACCCCCGCCCACAAGACTAGCTATACCACCAGATACAGCGGCAGCGGCAATGGGGCCCATTATAGGTTGGAGAAGCGCGGTCCCCGCAACTTTAATAAGCGTCGGGGCTACCTTCTTGACTACTTTAGCTACACTCTTAACAACACTTTTAATACCGCGAACAACGCTGCTGAAGAAACCAAACTCAGGCAAGCCCGTCTCAGGGTTGATGGAGTTCTCATCGTCACCCACCATATACCGTTCGGGATCTTCTACGCCCATCTCGCGTAGATGCTCAAAGATAGAAGCTTTTAGTTCTGGAAACTTGTCAATCAGCGGCTTGGGTACGACCAGTTCGCCGGTCTGTACGTGCGCTACCCTGTCGTCACCATAGCGGCCCGCTTTTTCCATGCGTTCGCGTATTGGTCCAAGGTCCGCGATCCCCCCTGCGTCGCCCTTGGACTCTTCGTAGGAGCGAATGTCGTCTTCTTCAAGAAGAAGACTATCAAGACCGTGTGGTTTATACGCTACATTCGCCGACATATTTTTCTCACGTTTCACCGCTAAGAGCTTGCGGCATAGTAACTGATATTACTGTACTGCGCGTTTCGGTTCCAGTCCAATTATTACCACAAACAGGGCATTTTCCATCAGGAAAAGACGCAATTTCTTCTGGTGTATCTACAACATTACCACAAGAGGTGCAGTTAATCTTATCCTGACTCGTAGAAGGATACCATTCTCTTCCATCCGGGGTGGTAATGATAGTCACGGCAGCACCACCGTAACCGTCCCAACAGACCCTGTTGCGGCAGATCCTTCGGGGTGCGGGTTAAAGGCCCTCGTTATCTTAACAAAGCCGTCCACTTCAAAGATTGCCCCTGTCTCTAAACCAGCGTCATTACTTTGCAGTTCCGTAAATACGGTAAACGTATTACGGCCCTCTCCGGGTTGTTGTTGCTGCAAGACGTAAAGAGAAAAGGCTCTTACTAGGTCTGAGAAATACTGCTGGTTGTATACTTCCGGCGGTATCGCAAATGAGGGTGGGACGAGTTCTCGGCTACTCATCGCTTGCCATCCGGTTGTATTTCAATGCGCGGTGAGCCAAGCCGCCACGTCATATTTGCCTCGGTGGACTCCACACGAAGCCCAACGGCGCGGCCTCTCAAGCGCACATGATTTTGCGTCGCCGTGCTGTTTACGGTAGAGGCGCTTGTGCGCGTATACCCCGTACCTGGGAAGTCTTCCGCTTTAAGAGTGAAGGTGACCTCCTTGGTTGCACCACTTGCGGAGTCTAAAAAGCTTATGTCTGGGATAAGCCTGCGGATAAAGCTGTAGGACTCACCATCTTGTATGTCTACGGGGCTAGATTCAATAAAAGCGGTCATGGCGCTGCCGTCGTCGTCAAGCCCGTTTTCGTGGTTATAGAGGTAGCCTGTCGTACCTGCGCCCACAGCGTAAGGTTTGATGCCCCGGTCTAACCAAGCCGTCCTCGCTATAGTCCCAAAGTACCACACTTTTTCAAAGAAGTTGTAGGTAACATACTTATCGTTGGTGCTAGAGGACGCTGACGTATAATACCACGTTATCTCACCAAACTCAGAATTTACCGCTGCAAAAGCCTTCTCACCCTGCGTTAAGTTAAAGTCGCTAAATACCGTATCTCTAACGGTACAAGGTAAGATGTTTACCTGACCATCGTAGACGTAGAACCTGTTTTCTCCCATCCAATACACGAGGTCGTTAACTGCCGCTACAGCGTTGGGTCCAACTACGCTCGTGCCTACAGATATCTGGTTTATACCAAAAACAAGCGGGTCACCTATGTACTGCATGGAGTAGACAGAGCTATCTGTTAAAACAACAATTTCACGTCTTGTCTCTATGGCCCGCACAATCTCAGAGCCAGAACCAATAAACAAAGTGCCTCCTGAACTAGTCCCCGTCTCAGACCAATCCGTAGCGCTGTTTCTGCTAGAAAAACGGATAATTAGTTTACTTTGCGTGGAGGTGTCTGCGGGATTACACCCGAAAGCAATGACGTGTTTGTCTCTGTCTGAGACCATTATCTGACGTGCTACGGAGGGTGCCGTCGTAGATAACGTCGTAAGGTTCACAGCCCTGTTCGCGTAACCAGCAGATTGGTCCCAGTAATATATTGCATCGTCTCGAAGGTTAAAGATCAAGTCGTCATTAAAATTGTCTTGGCTCCACAGCCGCAAAGTACCGCCGCCTGTCACTTCCGTCGCGGCAGAGCCCCACGTACCACGTCCCCAAGTGCCTGCGCCCCACCCGTTTCCAGGGACCACCGAGTTAATACCTGTGCTTAACTGGTAAGCTGCAACAGTAGAGCCCCCGCCATTACCCGTATCAGAAGAGTTAGCCGCCACAGAAGCTGTTATTGTAAACGTATTGCTCGTAGGAACGGTAACTACCTTATATTCTATATTTAAGATAGCTGCTGTAATGTTGCCGCCAAGAGAGGCAGCGTCGCTAAAAGTAACATAATCCCCGACTATTGCTCCGTGGCTTGAGTCTGTAACAGTTAGGGTGGTAGACCCGTCAGTGGCTGCGAAGGTCGCTGACCCCGTGGTTGTGTTACGCAACGGGGTAATGTCGTTAAACCCGGTGCCCTCTTCAACGTAAAACTTTAAATGAGTGCCCACGCCCATGAGCTTAGAACCATCTGAGGTAACCCAGGCGTGTAAAGAGCGGCATATACCCTCAAAGGTGTTTAAGGAATATTTTACCCAACCCCCAAGTTTCTCAGGAAACCCAAACCTAAACCGGACTTTGTCACAATTAGTCCAGCCGCCTTCGTTGGTGTAAGACGTGACTTCGGTATTTACTCCGGGTTTGAATTGTAACTTGCTAAAAGCCATTTACTCGGCCCTTTACTCACTCATTACAGGCCAATCATACATTGGTGCGTTGCCCGTAGGTCTACCGTCGCTGTCTACTGGTGCATCAAACAACGCTTTGAACGCATCAAGATCAGCAGCGTCGGTTATTGCTGTTTCAATAGCAGCACATTTAGTGATGACAGCCGCCCTATAGGTAGAGACATTTGAATCAATGGCACGGTCACGCTCTGCTTTAGCAATTACCTGCCAATCAGTGGGGGCCAAAAGACTGTTAGCTGCTTGTTTTGTTTTATCAATCCACTGTGATTTAAGACCTTTAGATACAAGTTGATTACCATCAACATCAAGTCTTGGATTACCATCACCGTCAACTTCATTAACATCCTCTAAGTTTTTAGGCGTAGAACTCCAAGAACCATCTAAAGCCGGACCACTTACATAATAAAACTTATTATCAGGTCTAGCTTGTACAGTTACCTCTTTAATACCGCGAGCCGCCATTTCGTCAGCCGACCACGAACTTGCCCAGTTACTTGGATGTTGCACACCATTATCATCCATCCAAGCCTTTCCAGGCCTTAGTTGTTTTGTATTATTTAATACAAACATTTTTATCTCCTATCTTGCGGTAGCAGGGCTGGACCCGGCAAATGGGTGTTCGGCGAATGCCATATATATAAATGTATGGCTTGAGTTTATATAACTGGAGTTGCCTCTTGGCTTAAAGCCATTTGAAAGAAAATCTAGTAATCTTCCGCCTGATGCTGCCGCTGCTTTAGCGTCATCTGCCTCTAAGGGTAAATCTACCACATTTGCTGGTTCTCTAGCATTATCAAACATTAGCCACGCACCAGTGGTGTCAATATTTTTAACTATGATAAATGCAGGTTTGAAATCCAGCAGGACTAGAGTCCCATCTGACAATCCGTTTCCTTCATAACTCCCAAAAGCCGAATACCCCGGTATGCTGCGCCAGCAGTAGGCGATATGGTTAGTTGCTGCCCCTTGGTCGTTGACCGCACCAGACGTTCCTACGCTAAACACAAATGGGGATGTTGAGCTTGGTGCGGTATCGTTCCAGAACGTGTTGCTGTCCGCTGTCCCATTTGTGAGGTTTAGTATAAGATAATCAGTCTCAGGAGCAGATGTATTGCCGGAATGATAAACTGCCCAATTGTCGGTGCTATCTAAATTTTTAACCAAGATTAGGTCCAAGGCTCCTGTCTGCCCATGCCCTACTGTTCCTGCACCACTACCATCCGTGGAGGTGTATTTTACAATGGAAAAGCCCGCTGTGTCGTTGACGTTTACAGTTGAGGTTATGCTACCATCGTTGTTGGTAGCGCCTGACGTGCCATCGCCTTTCCAAGCAAAGTCTACAAACGTATCACCGTCGTTGTTATAATCACCCGCAGTACCTAGAGTGTACCCTGAGCTAGAGAATAACTTAACCCCTTGAGGCTGTGGCGCTTCAGCGTTGGATAGGTTGGTATATAGTTCTTTTTGAGCGCCACGGACGGTATCATTTATTAAATGTTGGGATGCGCCGTTTGTTTTTTTAATCCACGAAAGGTCAGGGCCGAAGTTGAAAGCAGACACAACGGCTTCTTCGCCAGTCCCTGGTCTCAAATGAATGCCGAAGTGTGCTGATGGGTCCTC